TTATTTATCGCCCGCATCAATGGTGGGCTGAATATGCCAGCGGCTATTACAACCCTACGCACAACTATTGCAACCGCGCTAGCAAATGCTGGCGTGTGGCAAACCTTTAGTTATCCACCTGCGACCATCATGGCTAACAGCGTGATCGTATCGCCCGCTGATCCTTATATCGTGCCTGCTAACGGCCACTTTAACCAAGCTGCTATTAGGCCACAAGCAAATTTTAAGATAACTATGACGGTGCCGGCATTTGATAACCAGGGCAACTTGGCTGGCATCGAGGACACAATGATCGCCGTATTTAACAAGCTAGCAAATAGCGCGATCGTATTTAGCGTTACCCAAATTTCAGCGCCTACAGTACTAAACGCTGAAAGTGGGAGCCTGCTTATGGCAGACCTATCAATAACCGTACTAACCACTTGGAGCTAAACATGGCAGATCAACAGATAACCGAGGCAGACATCGAAGTATTAAAAAAACTTGGTCTGCCAATTCCAGGCAAAACTACTAAGAAGGATGAGGAATAAGACGTGGCAATTTATCTAGATAATAACGTTGGCCTGAAAATTGCCACCGTAGACCTTAGCGCGTACGTAACAAGCATCACGCTTACGCAGACATTTGACGAAGTTGAGACCACAGCGATGGGCGCGACTGCACACCAATTTGCAAAGGGTTTAGAAGCATCTACGCTAACCGTAGATTTTCTTAATGACTGGGCAGCTGCACAAGTCCAAGCAACCTTGCAAGCCGCATACGGCACAAGCGTTACTGCAATAGTTATACCTGTAAAGGGAACAGCTGTTAGCGTTGCAAATCCGACTTACACAGTATCTATCTTGGTCAATAACTTGACTCCAGTAGGTACAGGTGGGCCAGAGGATTTTGCACGCTCATCTATGACTTTTACCTGCACATCTGCAGTAGCTTATTCAGCATCTACACCGTTTTAATTAACTAAGGGGCAAACAATGGCACGGCTAAAAATCGTAAGGGCTACTGGGGAAACTATCGTAAGTATTACCCCAGTGGTTGAGGTCGCGTTTGAAAAATATTCAGGTCAAGGCCTGTATAAGCAGTTGCGCGAGCATGAGAAAAACAGTGATCTTTACTGGTTGGCTCACAACGCGCTAATGCGTACAGAAGTAATACCGCCATTTGGGGATGATTTTTTAAACTCGCTTATCTCAGTTGAGGTAATCGAGGATGAAAACCCAAAAGGATAGATCGGGGCAGTTTTACATATTTGGTGGCATCACTTGCCATTGAGTTAAAAATTAGCCCCGATCAAGTCCTGGCAATGGATGAAGTTATGTTTAAAGCAGTACTGCAAGTACTAGGAGACAAAGCAAGGGAGCGTGCAAGTGCCAGTAAACATTACAGGCGTACAAGGCACACTTAAAGCCATGCGTAAATTTGACCCAGACTTAGCCAAGCAGATGAACACACAGATACGCGGCGCTATGATGCCTATACGCGACAAAGCCCGGGCATTTGCACCTGGCAATAGCGAGATGCTTAGCGGATGGACTACAGCCAATACATCGACCGCGGCAAGAGGCCATAGGTTTTTCCCTAAATACGATCAGAGCGAAACCCGAGACGGCATCGTTTATAGGCAGGGCGCTAACAATAAAGGCGAAATAGCAGGGGCAAAATTTAGGCGGCGTTGGCAGGTTGCTTACTTTATTGCTAACAATTCACCAGGCGGTGCAATCTTTGAGACATCGGGGCGTGTAAATCCAAACGGCAGGCCAGCATCTCGCATAGTTTCAAGCCGTCATAAATTGGAGTCGCAGCGTAAATACCGAGTAGCAAGCGGCACAACCAAAGATATGAACAGCCTAAACCCAAATGCAGGCCGTCAATTTTTAGCACCGCTTGGGCCGCTATACGGTAGCCGTGGCACGATCGACCCTAGATTTGGTAACACAGATCAGCGCGGCCGACTTATCTACCGTGCATGGGCTGAGGATCAAGGGCGCGCAGCACACGCAGTAAATCTAGCGATTAACATCGCAGTGGCTCAATTCAATGCCACAAACACTGCTAGCGCGTATGGGATGGCCGCATAATGGCAAATCTAGTAGTTAGTGCAGTAGCCAAATGGAACGGCACAGCCCTTAAAAAAGGTGAGCGCCAACTTACCCAATTCCAAAAGACTACCAATATGTTGGCCAAGTCTTTTGCAGCGGCGTTTGCCGTGCGCAAAATTACTCAGTTTGGTAAGGCCGCCGTACAGGCATTTGCAGCCGATGAGAAGGCAGCCAAATCCTTATCCATAGCCTTACAAAATACAAATAATGGTTTTGCTGGTATTGCTACTGAAGGCTTTATTGCCAGGATGCAAAACACTTACAATGTGCTGGATGATGAATTACGCCCGGCATTTCAAACTTTACTTAATGCCACTGGATCAGTTACAACAGCGCAAAAAGGCCTGCAACTTGCTTTAGATGTATCGCGCGGCACAACAAAAGATTTGGCCAGCGTTAGCGGCGCATTAGCAAAGGGTTATTCAGGGCAAACTACAGCGTTGAGCCGACTTGGCGCAGGTTTAGATAAAACCATATTAAAAACTGGTGATATGGAGCAGATCACAGCGGCGCTTAGCGCAAGATTTAAAGGGCAAGGCCTAGCGGCAACAAAGACTTACGCAGGCCAAATGGATGCCCTTGCTGTTTCATCTGCCAATGTAAAAGAAATTATTGGCAAAGGTATATTGGATAGCATCTCGGCGCTTGGCGATGCTGATGGCATTACTAAAGCAACAGAAGAAATGGAAAAGTTTGCCCAAAGTTCATCCGATGCCTTGCTTGGCGTATCCTCATTATTTGGCAAGTTTAAAAACGAAACAAAAACTGGTGGTTTACTAGCCAAAGGTTTTAGCGCATTTATGAATAGTGGCTACCTTGCCAGCGTAGGCCGTGAGGAACGCCTAAAAAATGCGCCCTACTCCCCTACATCAATGTACTTTACAGTTGAGCAGGCCGAGCGTGCCAAACTCGTTGCAACTATCAAAAAAGAAAATCTGATAGTTAAAGAAAAAAACAAACTTAATGCCGCTGAGGTAGCCGAGAAAAAGAAGCAAGCCGAATTAGATGCGCTTAAAAAGAAGTTTGATGTAGACCGTATCAATTTGGAAACAGCCTTAGCAAATTCCAAAGATGAAGCCGAAAAGGCACGCATCCGTAGCCTGCTTACAATCATGGATGAGGATGCCAACAGCGCGGCCAAGCGCATGGCTGAGTTAGATAAGGCCAATGCAGTTAAGATGCAGGCAGAATACTTTGCCGCCGTATCCTTAAATAACTTGGCTGAGGCTGCACGGTTAGCCGCTATGGGAGTAAAAACTATTACGCTTGGTGGCGCTCCTATTCAGAATTTCCAAGCCAGCGCAATAGACCCAAGTACAGGCATCGCTAACCCGGTATTGGCACAGGCCACCATGATCGAGGCAGACCTAGCAGCCAAATTTGCCGATGAAGCGGCAACAATCGCTGAGACAATAGCCGATAGCAGCGAGCGAACACTATCTGAGTACCTAACCACAATTAGCGGATTGCGTACTCAAGTGCCTGGGTCATCGATGGGCGCAGTAAATAACATAACCATCAACACACCAGTGGGTAGCGAGGAAGTGCTAAGCGAGGCAGTGCAGCGCGTTATTCAAAAGTTAAACCGCATGGGCGATAATTTATCTTATGCAGGGGCTTTGTAATGGCAGTGCCAGTACTTACAGCAACAATTAACTTTTCAACTGGGCCAAGTTTTGCTCAGGCCATGATTTTAGGCACTGGCATTTTAGGCACAAACATTTTGGCAGATAGCGCATCGGTAATTGTAGATGTGTCTAACCAGATCGATGGAATAACTACACGGCGCGGGCGTAATGCTGAGGCCGATCAATTCCAAACAGGCACATGCTCACTTAGGATTGTGGATCAAAACGGCGATTTTAATAGTATGAACCCGAGCAGCCCCTATTTTGGACTTTTAGACCCTATGCGCAAATTACAAATAAGTGCCACACATAATGGCGTTACTTATCCTATTTTCAGCGGTTTTATCACTGGCTATCAAACCATTACACCGCAGGAGTCAAACGATAATGTGTCTTACTGTGTAATTACTGCCGTAGATGCTTTTAGACTTTTACAAAATGCCCAAATAACTACAGTGGCAGGCACATCGGCAGGCCAATTAAGCGGCACGCGGATCAATAAAATCCTAGATGAAATTAACTGGCCATCTGAAATGCGAGACATCGATGCCGGGCTAACAACAATGCAAGCAGACCCAGGCACACAGCGCACGGCCTTAGCAGCCTGCCAAACTGTAACCACTAGCGAGTATGGGGCGTTTTATGTAGATGCCACTGGATCGTTTGTCTTTCAGGATCGGGCGCTAACTTCATCAAGCGTGGCAGGTACGCCTACAGTTTTCACCGATAATGGATCGCCTGGTTTGCTTTACTTTGATGCAGCCTGGGTGCTAAACGATGTGCTTATTTACAATCAAGCCAACATAACCCGAACAGGTGGCAGTACTCAGGTGTCTACAGACCTTGCATCGGTGGCTAAATACTTCTTGCATAGTTACACCCAAACCGACCTTTTAATGCAGACCGATTCCGTGGCCTTAGATTATGCCCAGGCTTATGTCGCTAGCCGCGCTGAGACTAGCGTGCGATGCGATGCCATTGTGCTAGACCTTTACACAGAAAACTACGATGCAGGCATAGCCGCTGCACTGGGTCTAGATTATTTTGACCCAATTACTGTTACTACTAGCCAGCCCGGTTCATCGACACTATCAAAAACCCTGCAGATTTTTGGCGTGGCTATGACGATTAACCCGAACAGGTGGCGAGTAACATTTACTACACTAGAACCTATAATTGACGGATTTATTTTGGATTACAGCGCGCTCGATGTCGGCGTGCTGAGTTACTAAGGAGATGTAAATGGCTACCTTCCCAAGCAAGGCTAACTATGTTACTGGCGAGGTTTTAACCGCGACCAATATGAACGATATTGGCGAGGCTATTAACCTGCTCGATGGCGCTCAATTTGCAGCGGGCGTTAATAAAATAATTAACGGTGATTTTGCAATAAATCAAAGAGCCTTTACTAGTACGACGACTACAGGCACTTATGGTTTTGACCGCTTTACTCTTATTACTGCTGGTGATGGTTCTACCACATATAGCGCCCAGAGTTTTACTCCAGGTGCAGCGCCAGTAGCAGGATACGAAGCCGCTAATTACGCCCGCCTAGTAACTACTGGACAGACAACCGCCACAGTTCGCAGTTCAATAAATCAGTTTATTGAGGATGTACGAACCTGCGCGGGGCAGACAGTAACGGTATCTTTCTGGGCTAAGGCAAATTCAGGAACTCCAAAAGTAGCAGTTGAAATGCGCCAAGATTTCGGTTCTGGTGGTTCTACCGCTGTGAACACTTACGCAGGGCAAGTTACATTATCGACTTCTTGGACTCGTTATTCTGTAACCGTTGCTGTACCGTCAATTAGCGGCAAAACTATTGGAACTTCTAGCACTTTAGTTTTATTGCTTTATGTATCTGCTGGATCAGATTTTAACTCTAGAACTGGAACTTTAGGTATTCAAACTGGAACTTTCGATTTCTGGGGCGTTCAAGTAGAAGCGGCACAAACTGCTTCACCTTTCCAAACTGCTACAGGAACTAAGCAAGGCGAATTGGCTGCTTGCCAGAGGTAC